TGTAGGTTGGCTAGAGCTGGAAAAATTTTCCAACAGTTTGACAAAATTTTCATTAATTGATTCACCAAAGCCACTGTAGTTTTTTCCTACCAGTGTAAGATCTGTTGATAACTCATCTATCTGACCGTCTGCCACTGTGGCTAAAATTGTTCCGTCAGTTTTGTTAATTGTATATGCCATTTGTTTTTACCTTAGAATGCTGGCGGACCAGAATGAATAATATAATTCAATGTCAAAAACGGATTTATAACTGAAAATTCTTGCCCCAGTGTTCCGGATGTTTTAATGCCTCCCGAACTGGGGATATATTGACTTTGTCCCACAGTGGTTGGACCTTTTTCTGAGAAAGATCCCACATCACTAGGTATGGCACTATCTACTCTAGTTGCAAAGTATTGTTGTCCAGTTGATCCTTTCATGTTGTGTTCATGATCTGGTAAATTCAATACAGTAAGCGTGTTGGCACTTTGTCCACCGCTGTCACCGAGATTGTCGGGAGCGGTGCCGGATACTCTATCTACATTTCCGCCACCTGCATCAATAAAGCCACCTGTGCTATTAGGCACAGTAAAAGCATTATCCATATTGTCTTTGCCAAGAGGAAATCTACCTCTGAGATCCGGTACCTTAAACGTATTGATACCGTTAAGAGCTGCCGCTCCATTGTAGGTTGTGCCAATAACATCATATAAATCAGAATATTTTGTCTGTTCAAGTTCGCTGCCGTCGCATAAGATATAACCATATGGAGCTTCTGCCCCGGCATACGGCAATATAGCTCCAATCGGCACAGCTAAATCAGCAACAAAGGTGTTTCGTGTTTCTTTGATCAGACCAATACTAGGTCGAAAAACCAATACAGTATCTTGCGGGGTCGATATTAAAGGAAAAGGTTCGTCTTTGCTACTGATTAATGCAGAGGTCAAGGTAGTAGTAAATGTTTTAGTATTTCCGCCCACCTGTCCATCGAATATAAAAGATGGAGCTGTTACGTCTCCTTCCATTTTAAATGTTGATGTAAATTTTAAGTTTGTTGCCGTAGATGCATTGCCGACAATGTTTCCGGTCAAAACTCCTTCAATAGTTTCAGCTATTAAATTTTTAGTTCTAACATTTTTCCAACGTTTCAACACCGTACCACTGTCATAAAAATCTGTAGCAGACGGCTGTATATTATCAAATTCGCTGACTCCGGTAACTTTGAGCCCATCTCCAATAATTAGATTCTTTGTAATAGCTGCGCCGCCGGCAGTTCTAAATGTACCGTTATTGAAATTAGAACTTGCTGTGGTGCCTGTTAGAATTAGTGAACCATTGGTTTTAATATTGCCATCAACATGTAGGGCCTCATCTGGCGATAACACATTGATACCCACGGTGTTGCCAATTACTCGTAGTACTGTGGATGGAATACCATCATTATTAATTTGCAAATCGATACTGCCGCCGGGAGTTGAATCATAAATCCTAGAAGCTACATCTGAAGTGGTAAGACTAAATGTACCATTGACTCCGATAGTAACACCTTGATTATTTCTAACATTGATGCCAAATTCGGTGGTATTGACAATATCAGAGCGCAAGAATTTGGCTGCAGGAATTTCAACATCTGAAACAATCAGTGACTCGGCAGATGTTGCAGCTCCATATATTTTGGTATCAAATCCGCCAAGACCAATATTGTTTTCTGTAATGTTTAGTCCAGACTTGATGGTAATAAATCCTGAAAGAGATAATTTTGGAGTAAAACTATCCTTGCTGAATATAATTACTGGAATATCTTCAATGTAAAATATCAATATCACTCTAGATACGTTATCTGAATCTGTAATAGATTCCACTATAGGACCGCTTCGTAGTCCTGTTGAAAAGTTAGGTCCTACTAGAATCCAGCGTGTGCCACTGTAGACATATAGCTGTTGATTGGTGGTGTCTACCCATAGTTCTCCAACTTTTGACTGTTCAGTAGAAGGTTCAACTCCACCTTTCTGGATGTTGCTGGCTGCCTTCCAGGCTGTACTGTCCCACAACTGAAGTACACCGTCAGTTGTGTTATACCACAGTTGACCTTCAACAGGATTTACTGGTTGTGTTTCTTTGGCAAAATTTTCTAACAGTGCTAAAAAATTTTCAGCTATTGTCTGACCGTATCCTGTTACGTTTCTACCAGGGAATGTTAAACTGGTGTCTGTGCTGGAAGTATTGTCGTATACCGTGATTGGTAACTTGTTGTCTTTGTCTGTAAAATTAACAATATATGGCATTTTTAGACCTCAGTGAAACTGGTTAAACTTTGAATACGTATCGTGTAGTCAATTTGTAACAGTCTATTTAATGACTTTTGCACAGGATGGAATATCACATGCGTTAACAGCTTTCCGGTTCCCAATGGGTCAAAGGATACTAATCCTAATTCATCAAACACAAAATTGCCACTCATATCCACACTGTTGTCAAATGCTTCCTGACCGTCTGGCTCACCGTAGTCTAATATGCAACTGATGATGATATCACTATAGGTAGCTCCGCTGACATGGCGAATCTGCATTTTATTTCTTATAGGATCTACGTTTTCTATAGCAGTTTGATCTATGACTTTTTGGAATGTTTGATTATATAGGCTGGTGTTTATGCCCACTGTATTGGGTGTTAGATACGTGATAAGACCTGTGGGATCAACGTTTGTGCCACCATTGCCAAACACCATTTGATATAGCGTGCCTTGGCCTTGATTGCTAAGACTGTTTACCATGGCCACACTCATATTTTCATAATGAATTGCGTTTCTTTTGTCGATTAAAACTTCACCGCTGGTTGGATCAAATATCTTTATATGACCTTCAAAATGAAATCCACCGGTTTCATTAGGCAGTTTTTCAGGTTTTTCGCTATTGTTTGGCATGATGTTTTCTTGTTGGTTATTCATAGTAGTATTTATTCGGGCAATTCAGAGGTCTTGGCAGCAATGAATTCTGCAATAGGAGTGCGATTAGACAACAGTGTTACACCCTTGCTAGCAGAAAACTCACTTCTTTCATACCATATTCTTCCCAATTTCCTTATAATTGTAATTTTAGCTCCCACTGCTACAGGTTCGGTCAATCTAATGTATGGAGTAGTTCCATTCACTGAAAATTCAGCTTCTACAATCTCGTCGGCCGATGGACTGCTGGCTCCATTAGATTCCATGTATATATCTAAAGGATTTTTACGTAATCGTCTGCCTGAAACAAACACCTCCACTTGATCGCAGGCACCATAGCTAGAAGGAATAGAATGTCTGTACCAACTGGTTCGAACTGCCTGAGTTGGTGTAAAATCTAAAGGGCCAATTAACAATGTACTACCGTCACTGATAAAATTAGATTTTTCTTGATTCTCTGTATAGGGCAGAGTATCATCGGCACCTGCATTAATAACATAACTGCCTGCGGCATGAATTTCTGCAATACCTGTGCCAAAACAACCACGACGTATCTGTGACAAAATATTGCCATTCTTTTCAAAATAGTCAATACGCTCATTATTGATGATAACCACTCCGGGAATTCTTCTACTCGGTATAGGATCAGATAATTCACTGCTGTCAGTGACTTCAATTTCTGTGTCATAGTAAGTCAGTGCTTTGGCCAGGCTAATAGAGTTAGATATTGAATGCCGTTTGTAATGATAGTTGTTAAGCATATCTTTGAAAATTTCAAATGCACGATTTGGTTTGTATATAATGTTGCCAAACTGCACTATTTTTATAAGATCATCAACTGTTGAATCTTCTGTGAGATATATCACTGATCTTGGAGCATCTAATCTGTAGTCTGCATCTTTGGTCAGTCGTTGACCATTTTTATACACCCAAACAAAATTCTCATCTATGGGTTGTCTTGGCAATTGAAACTGTACCCGACCTCCGGTATATTCATCTGTAATCATATTCAGTGTGGGATACTCACTAAAACAGATTATCTGTATATCATCATTGAGAGACAGATTTACTGTGGCAGGAATTACTAGATTATTTCCAACTATAGAATATTCGGCTCTCACATTAGTTTCTATTCTTATAATATCTCCTAGTGTGAGATTTTCTGTGGGAATGTTGATTAAATTTGCGTTTCCGTTATAGGTAAAATCAATCACAAACTGCTGTAGTACTTCGTTGATATAGACCTTTATACCACCTGACGTAATAGTTCCAATAGACTCTGCAGGATCTACTCCCAAGGTGATATTATTGTTTGTGCCATCGTATACGAGATAGGTGGTATCGATTCCCTGCAAGAAAGTTCCATTGACATTGACTAGCACCGAAGATATTTCAGATGACCTTTGTAAATTAACAAATTGATCTACAGGAATACTACGAGTGCTGCCGTCAAATGGCACAGTCTGTTGATTTATTCTAACAAAACTGAGATTATTAGAATTGGCATATTCGCTGGATTCAAAGCATATTATTTTTATCACTTGCCTGAATCCCGGAGCTATTCCAAATTGAACCATGGTTTTATTTTCAACGCTGATAAAATCAGAGCTGTTTACAAATCCGGTATCTATTTCTTCGCCATCTAATGTGACCAGTACTGCTGAAGTCTGCGCATACTGAGCATTGGTTAAAAATAAGTTTGTTGTGCCATCTGCTACAAATTCTTGATAGTCAATTATTCCAATACCGCCTATGCCTATAGATACAATTTCTATTATATCGCTGATTGCAGGAGCAAGATTGAATTCAATTTCATTAGCCACAAAATCAATACTGAAATTAATGGTGCTGTCTCCAATATATTCCTGTTTGATTTTATTCACATACACTGTGACTGCTTTAGATTCTACTATAGTAAGTCCAATTTTAAATCTACGAGTGGACCCATCACCTATGTATCCACGATGTTGCAAAGGAGCGGCTCCTGGATCAGTTTTGTTAAAAACTTTTATACTCACACTGTCTAGAATTTGACCTGGAACATTTTCCTCAGGTGCTGGTACCTGGTCCGGACTGACAAATTTTTCACCATCTATGACTATTTCTTCTGGAGTCATTCCAGATGCTGAAACATAAGCACCGCCTATATTGGACAGTGTACCTCCACTAATCCTAGTGTCTAGAAGATTTACATCACTGATTGTTACAGATCCGTCACTGTCTAATTTCCTAAAGATCAAGGTGTCGCCAGGCTGAGTACTCAGGTATCTGTGTATTTCTATAATTTTTGTAGAACCATCGCCGATAAATGTTGGCATTTCTGCGTTGGCATTTGTGCGCACACTAGAATCTAAACTAGGATCGTATAATGGATCGTCAATTCTAATAGGTCGACTAGTTCCTAACCGTTGGATATAGATTGATATTAGCTGATTGTTTTCTGGAGTATAGGGCAAAGATACGAATGTGGTGCTGCCGTCTGCAACATAATAAAAATCGTTGCTGGATTCTACACTGTCCCAACTGTCAGTGAACCATGGAAGAGCATCCCAACCTCCAGTAACTTCAAAGGTTGTACCCTGAACTTGTACACCTCCAAAATCTATACCGGTCATTAGCTGGACTAATTCTTGTCCTTTCATGCCACTTGTAGGAGCATAGTATTTGTTGATTCTATCAATGCTGTCTAATAATAGATCATTCTTTTCATAGGTAATAACAATTATATCTCCAGCCAATGGCGGTATATAGAATTTTATTTTTCCTTTTAATAAACCATAGGTGTCCGTGCTGGATGTGTAAAGATTTATTTCATAGTCTGTGTTCAACACTGTTTGATTGTTTTTTGTTACTGAAATCTTGGTTTTATCTCTAGTAGGTGCATAGATTAAATCGAAGATTGCACTCGAACCAGTGGCTGTAAACGATTGAGTATTTGACAGTTGACTATATGTTCCTGTTTTGTTAGTTCTGTCAAATCTCATAGTAATGTCAAAAGATCTTACCTTGCTGTTACCCAGCACTGCTGCTGCTTTTGCAATGTTGACTGATGCTCCATTACCGCCAACAAGACTAACTACAGGAATATCTGTGTACCCAGATCCTTGAGTGATGACCTGTATGCCTGATACTTTGCCGCTGGAAACGTATGCCTGTGCTGTGGCTCCTGATCCGTTGCCTTGAATTAATACCGTAGGAGGGGATGTGTAGTCACCACCACCATAGGACACAGAGATAGCAGTGATAGAATATCCGTTGTTTTCTTGCCAAGACTTCCAAGGATATTCATCAAATCTATTGTAGTATTGATTTACGGGCAGTATCTTTCCATCTCTAACCGAATATGCTGGTGGCAGATCAAAGTCAGAAGTTGCAGCTCCGTTAACATCAAGATTAGTGTATCTGCTAGTATATTCTCTAATGCTAGTTCTATACGGTTTTACTTCTTCTATGTATTGTTGAAAACTTTGTAGATTATCATTTTTATAATTTTTAGGTTGCTCTAATGCGCCAACGTTATGTATAGCATTTAAGAAGCTGGTCTTGAATGCCCAATCAATGTAGGTCTGTTCTGAGAAAGCATACTTGATGGATGAGAAAAACAATTTGTTCCATTCCACCGTGAGATCATCAACAAAAATATTTTCTTTGGCGGCCTTGAGAATAAATCTTAGTTCTTTGGTTGGTTGAAGATCGTACAGAGCAGCGTCATAGGATCCCACATTGTCGTAACCCAAGCTATTGACCATTCTATTGTACAATATATCTTTGATTTTTATTGTGCCACGCTGTTTACCCACAAGATTGTAGTTGTCCAACAGGGTTCCTTGACCCTCTTCTGTTTTCGCCAATACGGCCCACCCGCCGTTAGAATATTCTTTTATTCTAATTAGATCTCCCACTTGGGTTTCTATAGAAGGTTCTTGATAGATATTGCCAATTTCTTTGATTATTCGTGAGCTTGGAGAATATCCTTGATCCCACCAATCTATAAATTCCCAATAGACCGTGGTATCGTAACCCTGAGATTTGCTACGGTAAAAAATTCTGCGTTGTTGGTCCCAACCATAAATGCTCCAAAATCCATTGGCTGTGCTGTCACTGACCAGCAGCACTGAAAATGGTCTAATTTTCACTATGGCTGTGGAGTATTTTCTTCCTTTTGATGTTACTGTTATAGAGTTAACCTTGCCCTGAGTGTTAAGTGTTATCACTGCTGTGGCGCCAAATCCATCTCCTTGGATTTCTACATATGGCACAGTTCTATATCCAAATCCTGGATCTACAATATCAATGGTATCAATTTCGCCGTTGATGATATTTGCAGAAAACTCTGCTTGGCGCACTTTTACAGTGCCCACTTGTTCGAGATCAATATTAGAATCAACAATAACATCGTACTGATTTAATAACTCTCCAGGAATAGGATCTAATTTATTAAGATTTTCAAAGTTGATAGTATCTGCAAACGGTCTAGTCAATAAAATATCATTGATATTGTCTATGGCAATTTTCAATGCTTTGTCTCTGTTCACAAACATGCTTTGACGGGGTCTTACGCTAAGTCCATATTTTTTCTTTGCAGGAAGTTTTGGATCTGGGACTGTATTGCCGGCGCGATCCTCACCCACAAGACTATCTAACCATTTTTCTTCAAGCGTAGCCGTAGGCAGGCTGTCAGCAACACCGTTGGTCAACAATTGGTATTCTCTGTGAACTGCATTCAATTGCTTACGATTTTTAATGTATTCAAAATTAATTAAAGCGGTATCAGTGCTTATCACCGTAGGCAAATTATAGGCCAGGAATTTGTCCTCACCAATCACTGCCATAAATGCAGCACCCGAACCTATGGGATTTTCAATGGCCAACTGTATATCTCTGGCGGAAATTTTTCGCTGAGCTAATGACGGCACGATAGTTTTAGATTTTACCCAATAATAGTGTAGTGTGCCTGTAGCAAGACCAGTATTGGGGTTGAAAAATACTTTAGTGTTGTACACCGTATCATCTATGAATTTTGGCTGACCAGATATACCCTCTGCAAGACCTTCTACGGTATCTGCTAAGATGCTCCATTCTGATGGCAGTAACGGACTTGCCACCCATTCATAGATATCTATAGAAGACCCCACTACCTGTGAATTCCAATTGCCAATTCTGTAGGCAAAATCATCTTGTTCATAATTCAAATATTTTACCGTGCTAAGGTCCCACCATATCTGTCCCACAGGTTTTTCAAACCATGCCTGAGTTTCATCTATAACTTGTTCTTCTGTGGCAGTGATATAGATCGCAGGATCATACACAGTTTTAAAGCTGATTTCCTGTTCGGCCTGACCCAATATTTTTAGTTTATATCCATCTACAATGTCCAGATCGGTGATTTTTATGTTGTTAACATTGTCAAATAATTCAATGTTTTGCAGTAGATCAATATCTGTAAGTTTGCTTTGTTGACCAATAGTTTTGAAACTATCTGTATCGGCGGATGTTTTAAACAGTCTTACTCGTCCCGCTGGAGCACCGTCAACTTGATAAGTGGGTGATCCCACCACAATGATTGAGCTGGTAGTGTCGATAGAGTACCCAAACGATTCTCCTGACTGAAACTCTGCTTCTAGTTTTTCTACCAAGAAATAACCTGTGTCTTTTCTTTGGTAGACATAGACCTGTCCAGGAAAACCTCTTGGATCGGAAAATGTAGTTCTACGTTTGTCAAAGGTTGTAAAATTAAATTGCGTGGTAATGGAGTATCCTGCATTCTTGGCAGCCACTACAATTTTTTCTGTGGATGGACTTATAGATATGCTAGAACCAAAATATTCATTGGTAAAATATTCAAAACTTTGTAATTTTTGTTTCAATCTAAATTGACGCACAGAAGAATCGCTGTCAAATTTAAACACATAGGCAGCGCCTTGATTCTGCTTGGTAATATCTGCCAACGGGCTGCTGGCCACAATGGTAGTAGCAGCAGCGTCTATGTCTATGGCAAATCCAAATTGATCTCCAGATGCTATGATTCCACCATTGCTAGTGTCGTTGATATCTGACAGTGAATCTGCAGTTATGGTCTGTAACAGGGAATATCGGTTACCGGCATCTCTTTCATATATAAAAATCTTGCCGGTGGAGGGTGACGCACTATCTCCTACATTTGACCAAGGCAATCCCGCATCTGGATACTGTGCTAGACTAGTTATAGATGATGTAGTTGCGTCTATCAACCTGTGATATCCGCCCTGCCATTTGACTACATCGCCTTCTGTGTATTCCTGGTACAGATTCCAATTACCCTTGTAATTAGAAAAATACTGTCCGTCTGAATTAGGTGCTCCTACAACTAGAACCGCACCATCTCGACTCATGGTCAAACTTATACCAAATTGATCTCCGTCCTTGACTAGTTCTGCCAACTGACTTGAACTCAACAGGCCTTCTGCAAGTGTTGATCCGTCATCATCCATAGCCACATTTGTTGGCAATGAACATTGTGTGGACACAGGATCTAATTTTCTCCAATTAGTTGGCACGGTAGGCAATATTATGCCGCCTTGATTGTCAACTACAGATTCATACAAATCTCCCTGATACCATACTATCGATTCAGCTGGATAAAATACTAGAGACGATGATTGATATAATCCTAGATACTTGGTATTTTCTAAATGCTGCCATTCTGTACCGTTGTAGAAATATAGATATACTCGACCTCGACCTGTATTAGCGCCTAGTGCTGGATCGCACAACGACCCCACTGCTGACACTGCCATATAATAGGTATTGCCGGACACACCAATTGAAATAGCACTACCAAATTGTTCAAACGCTGCTTGGCGGGGACTTACAAAACTATGAGCAATTTCCCACTGTCCTTGAGAATATCTATACAAAGAGATCATGCCCTGATCTGTAAAGCCATTTCCTCTGGCTGCTGGATTGGCATTCACTATAGTAGCTGGTTTCCAATCTTCACTGTTGAAATTTATAGAACTGCCATCTCCTGCACTGATATTATTCACGGCTTCCCAAAGTTTGCCCTGATACAATACAGTTTCGCCTACAAGATAACTGACAAACTGATTTAACTCTCCTAGATAGCCACTTTTTACACCGCTGGCATTTGGTGAGCCAACTGCTAACCATCTATGATCAGGACTTACTGCCAATACCTTACCAAATGATCCTAGTACTGCTGTATCAAAACCGTCAGGTGGGGGTACTATCTGTTTCAATATCAATTGTGATCCAGCAGTCTGTGCTGTATAAATCATCACGTATCCAGAGTCCGGTATGCTGGTGGCAATTTGTTTGAGGCTGTCTAGATACAACACCGCGGTACCTGTGCCGAGAGGGGCGGTAATTCCGTATTCAGCAAATTCAAAAGTTGAATATTGTTTGGTTTTTTCTATGACTTCCCACTTGTTGTCGCCATTGTTGTCCACCCATAGTTTTGATCCAAGACCAAGCAGTGCAGTTTTTTGGTCATCTAATTGTGCGTATGTTGCGAATCTCACTGTGGTGAAAATTCCTACCACTGCCGAGGTGCTGTCTTCTATTTCTGGATCATCTGTAGACGACGGTGCTATAATAATGGTGTTGCGTGTTACCGCAGTAATCTTAAAGAATCCATTGAGATTTAGCACATAGGTGATGCCTACAATATCGTTAACTGAAAAATTATGCAGTCTTTCAAAAGTTAGTTCTATTTCAGTTTCGGATAATTTTTCAACTCTGCTGATTCTCAACGCTAATTCTTCATTGTAACGTAGCACAGTCCATGACGATTTATCAAACGTGATCCAAAAATGAGTGTTGTTGAACACTGTTCTAATATCTAAATCAAGAATGTCATCCTTGTTTTTAAGAATAAAATCCACATGTTTTTTGTTAACATACCCTGCAGACCTAGAGACCCCATCATAGTCAATTAACGGGTTAAGATTGGTAGTAAAGGGAGTGTCAGCTATAGAAAAATTAGATGATTTTATTCTTAGATATTGATCTAAAACAACACCCGCATCTTCACTATAGGTTATTAATATAGGTTGTGGATTAATAGCAAAGGCATCTTTTTTGATTTCAAATTCGAATTCTTTGGTTTGATCTGTGCCGCCATATTGGGCTATTTTAAATGCCCACTCTTCTTTCAATACCACACTGTCATCATCTGTTCGACTGATTTTATCAAACACTTTGACAATAGCGTTGGCTGTGCCTTTTTCTCTAATGAATCCTTGATAAATTCTAAACTGTGTAATTTCGTCTTCGGCTAAATTTTCAAGATATTCTCTAGGTTGATATCCCACGGCATGTCTTGCAAGGTTTCGCTGGCTAGACCCAACACCGTCAGTGTTTACTTCATAATAGTCTTCAAATTGATTTATTCTATAATCAAAATTTGGAACCAATGATTTAGTTGGGGTAGAGTCAAGTTTAGTCCACCCGGCATCTTGAAATTCTGCTGTGCCTAGTTGACTATACTTGCTAGTCCAATTGTACGATTTGTAAGCGACAATATCACCTAATTTGTAGTCTACAAAAGGTTGCCAGGCCTGTATGTTAACATTGTCAAACAAAAATCCAGGGCTGGTATAATCGCCATCCCAATCAACTGTACGGAATCCTCGACTCTTAATACGTTCTTGACGATAGCCTGTTGGCTTATCATAGATAACATCATTGAAAACTGTACGATCATCAAACACAACTACGTGTTCTTTGAGCACAAAATGCAATTTTAAAAAATATACGCCTTCATTGGTATCTGTGGTTGATATAGTAATAGTTTGAAAATCTCTATTGACATTGATATTTCGTGGTGACAACGTGGCTCCGTCATTCTTTAAAACCTGATAATCATAAAAACCATCTAGTATATTGTCTGCTACTCCCACGGCGAAATTAATTTTCAACAATGATGCTGCCGGACTTAGTGTCAGCAAAGATCCTTCGGCCCAATTATGCTGACTCCAAAACATGAATTCTTTAGCAGATGTAAACCAATCTCTGGCTGCTTGATACTGCGGATCATAAAAATCAAAAACAAACCCCACGCTTTTGAGATATTCTTGATAGCCTAGAAGAAAATCTATCACCTGTTGAATATCAGTCACCACTGCGCCGTAGAATAATTTTCTTATTTTTAGTTTGTTGAAATTTCTTCTTCTAAAAGCAGTAATTCCGCCAGTGATCGGAGCTCCTGCTAATTTTCGCCATGTTGCGGTGCCGTTGGGAGTTTCTTCAAACTCAATACCGCTAGTATGGCTGCGTATGCTGCGATAAAATTGATTTTGATATCGTATGACTATTCCATTGCCATAGAATTTTTCACTTTCCCAATCAAAGAAATTCTCACTGACTCCACCTACTTGGATAACAGGATCGCGCTGAGATTGCACGGCGGCATAATAATTAAAAAAAGCATTGGAATTATCATAACCGCTGATTTTGTATCCTTGGTTCGTTTTTTCTATAATTACTCCGCTATACACAAGGTTTGTGATCGGTGCGCTAACATTAAAAATTATGTCATAATTCTCTGGCGGGATAAAAATACTGCTAGAAGTTGATTTTGGATTCTTACTGTCTAGTACATATTTTTGTTGTGCCTGGTCGACAAAACCTGCCAATCGATTAGATAATTTAACATTAATATTTGACAATTTGTCTTCTAGATTGGCAGAGTCGGTAGCTGTGCTTTTTAAATAATTTACAATATAAATTACCAATCCTGACACCGGCTGATCTACAGTAGATTCATAAATTAAATCATCTATAGTCAAAAACATCTGCGTATTTGTATTAACTGTTTGTCCAAGAATATTTGTGGTTACTGCGCTTCGGTTAAAACCGTCTGCAATAAATTCCATGGGTTTTAACAATGATAATACTGACATGATAGCAAATGGCCATTCACTGCTGGATCTCCATGCAAATTCTACAGGGGCTAGATCTCCAAGTTGAAAAGCTCCTTGATTATTCACCAATGAAAAATTTCCAGCAAGCCCAGAATCTAAAGGACTCAACAATTGACCATCTCCGTCTACAGGAATGTGCTGCATGATTGAAGGGCGCTTGTACCTGTCTCGTATACCAGCACGATCACCTTGACGAATTATGCCATCTCTTAGATCTTCCCACAGAATTAAATTATTTGAAGTATAAGGTGCTGGACCGTATTCACTTTCCCACCATGTGGGTTTTTCTGAAAATCCCAGCATTTCCCACGGGCATTGGTGTGGCCTTGTTGTGTCATAGAACCATTGATAGACTCCTCTCCAATAGCCTGGTAGATTCACTGCGCCCGTAGGGTCAGTCATGTTGCTGTAGGTATAAGTGAAAGAATTTTGAGAATCATAATAACTGTTTTTTACGTAGTCAATGCTGGTGCCTTGAATCCATTTTAAAAATTCAGCATTTACAATATTGTCAACTTGAAGTTTGTTATACTGTGAGTTTCCGTAATACCCGCCAAGTATAAGATCAATGTCAAATACATTTTCTTTATATTCTTGTTTGATATTGTTGTAGATTCTGTATTCAAGTTCAAGTAGAACATCATCTCTAAAATCACCATAGGCCACAGTGATGCTACCGTCGTGTCCTTGTATGACTTCTTGTGGCTCAGCATAGGTATCGTCTAAGAATCTTCTAGGTAGATATTTTTTATATAATCCCATCTTGGTAGGAGTTGGTGGAATAAAATTCACAGCCGTAGACACATACTCTCTAATTTGAATTTTATCGTTTTCAGAAAGCTGTATTTTTAAATTTACAAAACCAAAAGTTGAATTAAACTCATAGTCTTTGTTATGTAAAAGTTGTTGATTGTTGTAATACACGTAGACTGCTCGAGAACTAAGTGTAGCAAGATCAAATTTTTCAGACAGTGCGAATGTTTTAATCCCCGTGTCTTCTACTGTGTAATCTATTGTAGAATATGCTCCACTACCAATCATGTCTGATCCAGCAAAGGGTCTGGTTGAATTTTGTGATCTACTGATTTCTTCTAGTATAGAATCCACAAAATCTTTTGGGGTTTGATCATAGTACAGTTCATTAGCTAGCGTGATGAAACTGTTTTTAAAATCTGTATAGGTTTTCTTGGCATACTGTATAGACTTGATGATATTGATTTCTTTATCGCATAACAATGCTATCGACAGCGGGGCAGGGCTAGAATGTTTTAGAAATCGTCTAGTGAGATTTTGAAATCCACTGATATCACGTAGATTATTACTGCCAGGATATCGTCCAACAAAATTATCTAGCATTTCTAATCCGCTAGAAATATGATCAGATGCTTGTCCCAGTGTGAATGTTTTTATTCTTTCATTTAGGGGATTTTTTTCCAGACCCATTGGTATTTCATAATATCCTAGATCAGGCACAGTATCTGCAAATATTTTAATTGTGATAACATCACCAACAGCAAAATTATTTGTGAAAGTAAATGTGTCGATGTTTCTTGTATAGGTGTCACGTAGTTGTACACCGTTGAGATAAAATAAAATCTTTGCTATTTTGTCATCTGTAAGTGTGGTCCAATCGACCACTGCCGTGACAATTTCATTGGTAATAGAATTTACAGTAATTGTGTCTATTATAGGTTGTACAACATTAGGATCTAATTTTAACCAACCATTGTCATACTGTTCATCTATATTAAATTTGTAAAATCCTGTGGCTAGATTTTGATAATAAAGTTTTTTATCAAGTGTGTAGTTAAAAACATCACTGTCTAGATTCCAGGTAAACTGTATATCTCCAACATTATCTATATTAAGATAACTGATAGCAAAGCCTAGCTCTTTGTCAAGACCGCCTATGCCTTGTTTGTAGCTGATAATCGGACTGCCAACAAACGAGCTCACTGGGTAAGAGTCAGCATCACTAAAACTTACAGCATTAGCATCGAACATGTCAAATAATGGGGTTTGATTGACCCCTGTTTTTGACTGACTCTTGATCCAGCCAACGCCGTTGAAGTGATACATGAATCCACGATTTACAAGTCCCCGTCTGATTAACACACATTCTCCCACTGCGGGATCTAGTTCTGAACTTCTTATTAAACTGATTTGTCTTGAATTGACATGTCTAATAAATTTCACTGTGTATATTTGATTATTTGCCAACTTGTCAGTGTCGTTGGTTATCAAAATTCTGGCACCATCAAAAAGACTTTCGCCATCGATAATATATCCGCTACTGCCTTCTATAACTGAAAACACATCTGTGGTGAAATCGTCTATGTAATCTACTGCGGGCATTGCCAGTGATCCGTGATTGTACAATTTTAAATTTGATTTAAATTCTATTATAGGACGTTTTGCTCTAGTAGTTTCATCTGCTTCAAAGCTGGATTGATTTAAGTTGTGAGCATAATCCAACACTGCTCTATGATACCATCTATTGTATCTTGACCATGGATTGGAATCTACACTGGCTCTGTTAATTGTAATGTAATCTTTGTCGCCTGGGAATGCCGCAGCGTCGTCAAAAGGTTGGGTATCAAATCCACCATTATCGAATAAAATTTCAGGCGAAGAATTTGCAAATGTAGCAGATACTACAAGATCAGCAACATTGATTAAGGAAATCTTTTCTCCTACCCCTTCTACTATCCATTTGTTGTTCATGGATTGATTACCGTATTTCGCCGGAGATACTGTGCCAGTGAAATAAATTATCATACCATTGCTGAAAGTTATACCATTGCTGCTTGTGTATGTGGTCTTGCCGAGAATCTCTTTTTCAATGTCAATTTTAGTGTTGCTTTCAATATTGGCAATGATAAATCGACCAAATCTATTTGGGTCAGTGAAACTTTGATAGAACAAAACGTCAGGAGCATCTAGAGGCACGGTGAAAGTTATTGTGCCATTTTCAGTTCCGTTATTGGTCAGTCCTTTATTATAGTCAAACGAGGTAGTCTCGTTGGCTACATCGACAAACTCCCAATCGTCGCTGTTTTCATCTATGGTACTGCCGTCTACAGGATTGATATTTTTTTTGGCCTTCCATATTTTACCGTCAAACACCGTGAGCTGCCCTTGAACATAGGGAAACACAGGATTGTACTGCAACGTACCTGTGTCAACGTTGGTTCTAATGATAAATGGATTACCTGGGGTTGCAACTTGGAATTTATAGGTCTGTCCTCGGTACAATGTGATTGCAGGATTATTGGTCAATCCATCTGGGGTGAATATAAAAACACTGCCCACCCCAGGTCTCACGCGATAGGTGCTGGTAATATTCTGTGCTTGGCCGAGAATTTTAATTGGAGGCGGTCCTGCAGGCACCCAATAGTATTCACGATAATTGACCAACTTGTCCCATTCTATAGGGGGATTCCAAGTATAGTGATCCTGTGATACTATTAGATCATCTCGTTCTTCGTTGTTGTTGAAAAATTTTATTTGATTTTTGAAATCTAAATAGTCCCAAAAGGCAGTGGCTTTTTGATCTTTTTCAACCACAACTGCTGGTTCCAACTGGTATCTGCTTCTTAGTGTTTCGTCACTGTCGAGATATACGTCCTTGGTGTTGAATGTTTTGCCGTATCTTCTGCCTATATATCCAACTTTCTTTTCAAGCACACCGGGCTGAGTCAGAGGATCCAGAGTTGCTGCTAGAAATTTTTGATTAGCTTCAGTTTGAAAAATCTGTGGGAGCAGTTCAGAAGTTTTTCTAATAGGTAGACCACTTTCGGGAAATATTTTATCTGCCATTTTTTATGCTCTTGTTTTAATAACTATATCAGCTGCCAGATGAAGTACTGGTTGACACGCTGGTAGTAAAAGTTGTAGAATTATTAATGACACTATCTACAGGGATTCTGAGTTCCGACGCAGAAATTGCAGTTACAATTTCTATGTCATCTACTGTAGCGCCACTGACAAAAATTTCATCAACTCTGCTTTGTATTTCAAATAGACTACCAAATGACTGTGTAATCTGTCTTGGCAGAATTACCATGTTGCTAATATCAGGTGCCGCGGTATTAATCACATATGTGATCAATTCACTGACGTAAAATCTATCACCAAAATCCCAATTATTAATATCAAAGAATTCATTTATGGCATTGATGATTTTAACTTTTAAATCGTTGTCATTGATCAATTTGTTTACGTTTTTTACTATTTTAAATTTTGCTTGAAATTGCACGTCGGCAGTTGATCCAAATAATACCTTGTAGACCACAGGATGATATATTATTTCATCCGATATAGATTTAATCAAATCTAAATTTGATCCGAATGCAATTCGTAGACTATCGCTGTTTGGTTCTTCTGGTTTTTTAGTTGCGCCTGCAAGAAAATTTCTAAATGCAGTGTTATAACTTCGTGTTAAAAGATACACATCAACAATGTTACTGGAACTGGGATCAATTCTACGATCAACATTGGCATTGTGAATGTACTGGAATTTAAGTCCTGCTCTGCCGTAATTTGCAGTATATGAACTTTCTAATACCAAAGTATTTGTGGTTCGATCAACTCGTTTGACCACATTTTCATTGCTGTCGTAGAAGTAGATTAGTTGGCCGTCGGTATAGTCATTGACATTAACTAGACTTTCTTTCTGCACAAC